GGTAATCAGCTATTTGGTCTGGTTCTACTATAATATAATGAGGAACATTCATTTTCGTAAGGGTTTTGGAAGTCATCATATATTGACTTCTACCTTTACTAGGTATATAAATTGGAAATTTTGGCATATTACACCTCTTTTAACCCTTCAAATAAGACATATGCCTTATCTATGACTTTTCCAATTTCTGCTTGTGGATGCCAAACAGCTTTTGTTCTAGTTGTTAATGGTTGACCAATAATCTTCGAAAAATCTTTTATATCTTCTTCATTCTTGAAAGATACGAGAATTTGATACTTTGGAGTTTTGTCTTTATTATCGTAATCGGGCATACCTGCGTAAGACATTACATCTTGAGGTAGTTCAAATAAATCATCTGTTTTTGTCATTATTAAATCTCCTATGGTTCGTAGTGGTTAATGAAATCTTTACCATATGTTGATACTGCTTTTTCAAGCCAATGCTGATAGGCTTCTTCTGGCGTATCGCAAGTAGGTAACTTAATAGATTTGTAGTTGTAATTGAATACAGCATACCATCTTGCTTTGTTCTTGACTTGACGAACACATCTGAATCCAGTCTTATTGTTCTTTGAAATAACTCGCTTAAATGAATTCTCTCGTCTTGTAATGACTTGAAGGTTCTTCCAGCGATTATCATTTCGAATACCATTCTTATGATCCACCTGCTCTAGTGGAATATTAGGTAACTTTCCAGTCATATATAATACAGCGCAGTTATGTTGCTTATATGTCTTTCCACTTATTGAAATAGAATTGTATCCATTAGAACTTCTTGATTTTACTACTTTGTTCGTCTTTCTACTGAAGAAAGTTCCAGTATCGGGGTTATAATAGTAACTTCGTCTTAATAATGCTTCTGTTAGCATAATAGTCTCTCCTGTCTAAAAAATCGAGCGGCCTAGGTCTCTAGGTCTCTAGGTCTCTATTTCTATTTATAAATCTATCTAGTCTAAAATTACCCCAAACAGGCTTTTTGGCGCTCGGACCTAAAAAAAGAAACAAATAAAAAAATTTTGGGTTCGCCACGAAACATTGTTACCCGGAATGGTCACGCCACGAAATTTTCGAAAAAAAAGCGCGGGTTCGAGTGGGCTAAAAATCTAAAATTTAATTTGTCCTCTTATTACTCTTACTAAATAAACTAGCAAGCGTAAAACAGGAGAATTTTATCTAATGATTTTTAATAAATGGACTACTACTCAAGAGAGAGCAGAATTAGAGTTATGGTGTAATGAAAATTGTATAGGTGAATATACTATAACTTGGATATATTCAGATGAAGATATAAATGAACTTACTGACTATTGTAGATTCGTTCCCGTAAATATTGAAGGTATAAAAGTTGGATATTTAGAAGTACAAGATATAAGAAAAATTAATTGGAACAATGTCATTTTTAAGACAACGATCAAATTTAATGATCAGCAAGATGCAGTTCTATTCAAGTTAACTTTGGGATAAGAAATATGAAAGTAAAAATCGAATCAAGTGAATTATTAAATTTAACAGTAACCGATATATCAAATGAAGATTTCGATAATAATATTTTACCTTGGCTTGAAGAAACCATTCCCTGTTTTTCTTGTATTAAAAAATATATCGGTGACCAATATATTCATAAGAATGTATTTAATAACCTAGATGATAATATTTTACGCTTTGAAGTTCCAGAGTTGAGTTTGTCTGCTGCTCATATATATTTGCCTACAGAATCAGATATAGTTCTATTCAAATTGACTTGGGGATAAGAAATATGCCTGAAGCACCACCTACATTCAAAAATACTTTTATTCGCAAACGAGAACCAAACAAACAGAAACAACAACTTGATTCATTAAGTTATGGTAATGATTGGGTTATTTTTCGGGAAGATTATAAAACAGGGTTCGATGAAGATGGTATGCCTCGTAGTTTATGTCGACATTGTTTCGATTTAGATATTATTAAATTTGCCGATGTCCTTGATCATATTGAGCCAGTAAGAGTAAATCCAGATAGAAAGCTAGATGAAACGAATATTCAACCTCTATGTAATTCACATCACGCCAAAAAAACACGTGAAGATTACGAAAAATATCCAAATCATTATACAAGTAATAAATAAAATCAAATGATTGATTTATGTAAAAGAGAACAAGACCTTCGACTTGAAGTAATACAAACAAACGGTCTTATAGATGACGGTCAACTTGTAGGTATTGCCAGAATGTGGATGTTTAATCCACTTAAGGGAAATTTAATAATGCCAGATGATTTACAGCCTGAAACTCTTATAAGATGGCTAAAAGCAGTAGAACTACTTTGGTATCACCAAATGAATATGCCTACTGAAGAATTGTTAATATGCAAATTATCGATGGAGTAATAAATGGCTAGGCCCTTAATTCCTATAGAACAGAAGATAGCAGAAGGTAAATTTAATAAAACACAAGCCAAGAAACCATCTGTAACTAGTCCAAAATGGCCACCTGTCCCTTCTCATTACTCTCAAATACATAAAGTAATATTCAAATCAGTATGTGAAATACTAGACCGTATGGAACAGCTTGATGTAGCAGATACATATATTATTCAAATGTTTGTAGATGCTTGGGTCTTGAGACAACAAAATCTGTCTATAATCGAAATAGAAGGGCTGTCTTATACTTCAAGTATTAATGGAGCCACTGTACATAGAACTAGACCAGAATTTATTGGTTATGTACAACTAGACAATAAAATATTAAAATATATGAATAAGCTTGGTCTATCTCCAGCAGATAGAACACAGCTCAGTATGATATTTAATGAAGAAAAGACCGCTAATGAAGTTGTCGAAGGTCAGATAGTAAATGATAATAGTAATTCGAATAGCTTGAGGATGTTTAATTAAATGGCGGTTCCCTTAATAGATGGTAAAGTAGACTGGCAGACTTGGTCAAGAATACCGCATGAACATTCTAAAAGAAATCCATATCACGAAGAACCACATATTGGTTTCTATACCGATATGGCATGGCAATATGCTGAAGATGTAGTAAATGAAATTATTCCTGCTCCCAAATTAATTAAGATATCTTGTCAAAGAACATTAGATGATTACGATAAATCATCAAATAATGATCCAGAATTTCCCTTTAGTTATAATGCATATAAAGTATTTCATATTTGTTGGTTTCTTGAAAATCTTGTACACGTCGAAGGTCCACTTGGTGGAGAATATTTCTGTCTAGAACCATATCAAGCTTGGATTATAAGTCAAGTTTTTGGTTGGGTGTACAATGAAAGTAGTGAATATGCAGGTTATAGAAGATATAAAAATGCATTTATAGAAGTTCCAAGAGGTAATGGTAAATCATTCTTATCTTCTGGTATTGCCATATACATGTTAGCAGCTGATGGAGAAAGAGGTGCTCAAGTAGTATCCGCAGCTACAAACCAAAAACAAGCAAGAATTATTTTAGATGCAGCAAGACAAATGGCTCTTGAACCAAGGTGTTCATCATTAATGAGAAAAATAGGAGTTTCTGTACAGGCTCACGGAATATTCGCTAAAAAGAAAAATGGTAGATTTCTGGCTCTTACTGGACAAGGTAATAGACTTGATGGTCTTAATATTCATCTTGCCGCCATCGATGAAATACACGCTCATTCTACAAGAACTGTTTATGACGTTCTAGTAACAGGTGCCAAGAAGAGAATGCAGTCATTAATTTGGGTTATTACTACTGCAGGAACAGATATAGGTGGTATTGGTTATACTACTCATTCAATAGCTACAAAAGTTCTTACTGATCCAAGTCCAGCAGACAATAATCAATTTGTCGCCATTTGGTCATTGGATGAAGGTTCTGTAGACTATAATGAAGAAACAGGAGAGAAAACAGAAATACCTGGAGATGACTGGACAGATCCAGCAGTTTGGGAAAAGGTTAATCCTTGTTGGTTTATTAAGGGATTCGCTCGTGAAGACTATAAATCAGAAGCAAATAAAGCCCTAAAGATGCCTACAGAACGTGCTAATTTTATGACAAAGCACTTAAATGTGTGGTTCAAAGATAATATGGTATGTCCTTTCGACATCGAAATTATGAGGACAAAACCAGTATTCGATCCAAATATTAATTGGGATGACTTCAAAGATCAACCTTGTTTTGCAGCCATCGATCTTGGTTCAGTTAGCGATATGACTGCTCTTACATTGTTATTTCCAAAGTTCAGAGAAATCAAAGACGAAATTACTGGTAAGATAGAAAATGAACTCACTGTTTATTCTATGAACAAGTTTTATCTACCAAGACAAGCAGTAAGACAATCCAAGATTTCTGACTATAAGGGATGGGAAATTACTAAAGCTATGACCGTAACAGAAGGTAATGTTACTGACTATAGAGTATTACGCAAAGATATTGAACAGCTCAAAGAAAAATTTAATATTATTTCTATTGCATACGATGGATGGAATGCAGCGGAAATGGTAACTAAATTACAGGAAGATGGATTAAATATGATGAGAATGGCACAGACTGTTCCAAATCTATCTCCATCTACAAAAGACTTGGATAGATTAATTCGTGATAGAAGATTTAGATATGACAATCCAATTCTACTTTGGCATGCCAATAATACTGTAGTGCAAGTAGATACAAATGGAAATATCAAACCTAAAAAAGAAATTAACAATAGTCCATTTAAGATTGATGGTATTATAACAAACGCAATGGGTATTATGAGTATGATAGCAGTAGGTATCTACGAATCACCTAATTATACTTACGAAGTGATTCCGGTCGGTTATTAATAAATACTACAAATACGGAGAATAATATGGCAGGTTTAATATTACCAGTCGGATTCGAAAGAACTCCACCTCAACTATCAAATCTAGATCGAAAAGATAGTCCTACAATTGGTCCAGAATTAAGAGCCAATAGTAACGATGGATGGATTCCTTTGTTTGCTACTGGTGTTGCGGGTACATCTTCAACTGGTTATTACATCGATCTTATGTCGGCACTACAAGTGCCTATGTTTTACGCTTGCGTAACAAGAATAGCCTGTGATCTAGCTTCATTACCTTGGATGTTAAATCACTATACATCTGGTTCTGGATGGACTCGTGTTCGTGATCATTATGCCCTGCGAAAACTAAATAAGCCTAATAAAAGATTTTCAAGATATGAAACCAACTATACAAGTTATTTTAACTATGTAGGTACAGGTAATGCTTTTCTAGCTACTCCACTTGAATGGACTGGTATGTATGCAGGTTTACCAGCAGCATTAATTCCATTAATTCCCTTCTTACAGTGCTCTATGCCATTTGAACAATATAATGGTGATCTAAAATACGGAGCCAACTCTAAATTATTTATTGGTCTACAGACACATAGAGCAATAGAAGTTGGTTATGAGAGAACACTTGTTCAAGAAGAAATTATTCATATGCGACAAAACTCTATGAATACCGGCCTTTGGGGACAAAATCCATTTAGTTTCCTAGCAGATGCAGTTGGTATTGCTCTTGCAGGTCAAAGAATAAATGGAGTTGGAATGAAGAATGGTATGACAAATCAAGGGTTCTTAAAACCAACTGGTCGTGCAGGCCCTGAAGCAGTTCAGCAAGCACAATCTGCTTGGAAAACAGCTACATCTGGTATGAATAATGTAGGTAATACTCCAGTGATGCCAGGTGGTTATGATTTTATTAAGACTACTTTGACTCCAGCAGAATTTGAACTTGGTATGATAAGAGATCGACAGAATGCAGACATAGCCAGAGCACTTCATGTTCCTGGATCCCTAGTAGGTTTAACAGATGGTCTTGCTTCTAATTACCCTGCAGAATTAAATAACTATCAAAATAGATGTCTTACTCCAATTGCAACTCCATATGAAGAATTACATCATGATAAATTCTTTCCTGGTGATGATGCAAATGATTGGGAATTAAAACTTGACTTTGACTTTCTTGGTCGTGCAGATGAACTTTCTAGAACAAATACCTATGCAAAACAAATACAACTTGGACTACGCAAGGTTAATGATATTATCGACCTCGAAAGATGGCCTAGAAATCCAGATGGTGATATCTATATGCAGGCTCTAAATACAGGTACATTTGGTGAAAATGGTAGTGATCAGCAAGCTGGTGACCTTAGTTCAGCCAAAGAAGGAAACAAATAATGAGAAAAATAACATCCAAACAACTATATAATTTAGTAAAAGTAACTGGTAAAACTCCAAGTAATGTTTTAATACAAAAAGATTATACAGGTGTTTCTGCTTCGCTTGAAGGTAGACAAGTCAAGTTTGTATTCAGTTCTTCTGCAGTAGATCGTGATGGAGATATCATTCTACCAACAGGCATTGATACAAAGAATTTTATGAAAAATCCTGTAATACTTTGGGGACACGATGCATCTCAATTACCAGTAGGTAAGTGTACAAATATTGAAGTTGTAGGTAATGAACTACATGGTACAGTAGAAATTTGGCCTGAAGATATGCCAGAAATAGGCCCTAAATGCGAAGCTATCTATCAAATACTTAAAAAAGGTGTTCTTGGTACAAGTATTGGATTTTTACCAATTGATTATGAATTTAATGAAAAGGGTGGAATTTTATTTAATAAGATACAATTAGCAGAAACATCCATAGTTACTATTCCATGTAATCAAGATGCATTACCTCTTGAAGTAGGTAAAGAAATACAAGAAGAAATTTTGGAAACAACTATTCCAGTAACGACATTAGAACTACCAAAGAAAGATTTGTCTATAATTCGTAAAAGACAGATGCAAATACTCGGTATTTTCTAAATATAGACTAAATATAATAATAACAGCCAATAACAAGGCAAGATCCAAGGAGGACGAAGTGTCCGATTTAGTTAAGTTAATTAAAGAACAAGCCATGTATTTGGCTAAAAGAGAAGCACTGTCTATTCAAGTCAAAGAGATCGAGACTAGAATTGCAACTAAGGAAGCAGAAGGCGAAGACACCGGGGAAGATACTGGTGCTTTTAATTCATTAATCGAAGACATTAAAGAAGTCAGTTCCAAACTGGCTACTGTTGCTACAAGACTTGCACGTCTTGCTAGTGTCGAAGAAGCAAATGAACCCGAAACACCTCCTGGTGCAGATGAAGATGGTGAAAAGAATTATCGTCAAGTAACAACCAAAGGATTAAATCCAATGTCAAAAGTTCACTCTAACTTCAATATTAATACTCGTGGTAAGCAAGTAGAGCCAAAGAACTCCGAATTTGAAAAAGTTATGTGGGAACAAATGGCACGCTTTATTGCTAACGATCAAACTGTAGGTTATGGACAACGTGGTGCAGCAGAATGGGCACAGAAGTTCTTACCTGGAAATGATCTAGCAGAGTTTGTCGCAAAGTCTTCATTTATGGTTCAAAAAGGACCAATGGATACTAGCACTCCAATTATTCCACAAACATGGATTAATGATCCGATTGGACTTTTATGGTCCGAATCAAGTGCATTAGGTCGTTTTCCTCGCGAACAAGTTCGTGGTGGACAAGCTACTGTGCCGAAAGTAATGTCTGCACCTACTTTCCATTATGTTGGAGAAACACAGCAAGCTACAAGTTCTACTCAAACATATGAAAGATTACAAACTACTTGGCATGAATATCAAGGAGTTGCCGATATTACCAAGGAATTGATTTACTTCAATCCTCTTGACGCAGGTGCTAGACTTGCAGCTGATATGAAGAATGGCCTTGAACGCTTCCTATTAACTGAAGCCATTTATGGAGATGGTTCAGCAGTTGCAGGTGCTACAGGAGTAGGTACAATTACCCGAGTAAAGGGATTAATTAACCAAGCAAATAGTTCAAATTACGCTACAGCTTCTTCTGTTTCTGGCGCAATTGATGCAACTACTGTAAGTAACGATTATGGACACCTACAATTGTTCTTCAGTGATAATAATATCGAAGTAGATGGTGCATTTCACTTAACTACTAAAGGTATTGATCAGTTCAATGCTTCTGCACGTAATCAATATAACTACTACTTCCCAGAATATGGTTCAACTCGTAAGATTAATGGTATCGATGTTGTATCAACTCAACTTATGGGTAACAACGACACTCTAGTAGTTGGTGGTGTTACTCTTACAGGTGCTATGATTATTACTGTACAGCCTAAATTTACTCGTTTCTATGAATTCTCTCCAGTTCAATTCTTAACTTCTGATATTGCTTCTTACAACTCCGGTGGTAATACAATTTCAGCTTTCGCAAATAGAACTGTAGTATTCAACGCTTACGGTACATTCGACTTCTTGGTTCACCAGGACCAAGCAGTTTCTCTATTCAACGATAACAAGCTTTGGACTCTTAGTAATGCGTCTGGTAAGTCTTATGTCACTCCGACATCTGTACCTTACAGCCCAGCAGCTTCAGGTGCCAAATCTTCAAGCTAAAAATACTATTGATAATTGGGGGATTAATTTCCCCCAATTATCTCCAATTAGGAAAAACACATGTTCGTAAAATTAATACAAGATCATGGTCCATATCTAGTAGGTAAAATAGTTGAAGTCAACGATGTTATTGCAAATGATCTTCAGAAGAAATTAATTGCAGTAGAAGTCAAGACAGATCAAATATCTCTAAAAAATATTAGATATTCTACTCCAAGCGCTGTAATCAAGAAAGTGATCTAATGCTTACATATCTTACATCTACACCTACAGTTAATCCAGTTGATTTGGAATTACTTCGACTCCATTGTAGAGTAGATGAACCAAATGAATTTCAATTACTGAAATTATATGCAGCGGGTGCTACTGACTTCCTGGAAAAATATCTAGGTAGATCATTTCTTGTAAAGAATTATAGTTGGACATTTGGACGAGATGATAATTTTCCCATAAATGGTTTTATGGGTCTTGACTATGTATCATTTCCACTACTTTGGAATTGGATGTCGTGGGAACAATCAATTATGCTACCAAGAGTAACAACTTCCTTATCTTCTGTAGTCTTAAATTATTGGCAGTATGACGCATATACATTAACACCAAGTGTTGATTATGCTTATGACTTAAATACTGCTCCAGGTAAAGTCAAGTTTTATCATTACGACCAAGTAGTGTATCATACTAGTTCAGTAACTGTTAATTTTACATCTGGATATGGTACAACTACAGATAGCATACCTCCAAATATTTTAAGAGCCATCATGGTATTAACTTCTGAAGCATACGATCAACGTGGTGATACTGGTTATAGTAATGAAGTTCTTGAAAGAGTGTATGATATGGTAGCCAACGAAAGACTAGCATGTTTCGGTTCGCAGTGGTTATAAGGAAAATTAAATGAGTAATTTACCAACTACTGTAGGCAATATGAGATGGTCTGTATTACTAGCAGATGAATACTTGGTACAGAAAGGTGTCACCTTAAAAACTGTATATGAAAATCCTGTTACTGTATTCGCTGCAATAGGTCCAAGTAAACCTTATCGTGCTCTATATGGTGTACAAGCAGACATCGGTAATTTCACACATCGAATAGTAATTCGTTACAGACACGATATACATTTATTTAAGGCAGTCATTAGACAACGAGAACGAATTGACGGCACTATAAATATAGAAATATTTCGTATTCATTCAGTAACAGAATGGGAAGGCCAGCAAATTTGGCTAGTATTAGATGCAGAACTCTTAACAGGAACAAATTAAAGTGGCAGATTTTATTTCATTAACTATTGATAATAAAGCAGTTTTGTTTGACAAGAAAGAAGTCAAGAAAGTTGTTAGACAAGCAGGTGTAATCTTAAAAAAGACTGCTCAAGAATATATTCGAGCAAGTGATTCATCTGGCAGAATGTATGGAAAGCATCAAGCTAGTGGAGCAGGTCAATCTCCAAATAATTTAGTTGGAATACTTGCTAATTCGATACATATCAAAACTAGTAAGTCTGGACTAGCTGCAATTATTACAGATGATGCTACAGCCCCGAATGGAAAATATTCATATGCACTATCACTTGAAGGTGGATCTGTAGGTGGTGGCGGAGGCAAGACATTTAAGGGTAAAACAAATATAAGAAATAAAGGTCATGGTAAAAGCGGTAAGATGGGAAGTAATGTTATTACTCCATCTACAATTCGCAAACAAGAACCAAGACCATTCTTATCTAAAGCCATAGAAGCAAAAAGTCCTGAACTAGATATTCAAATAAGACAGGCACTTTTACTTGGCGTAAAATTAAAGGATGTAAGAAATGGCTAGTTTTACTACAATGGATACTTATATTCAAAGAGTTCAGGCTGCAAGAAAACCAGCCGGAACAAAGTTATTTGTTACTGTAGCTGGAGCAACTGTAGTCGATTTATCATATTTTACTAGTGTAAGACCACCAGCTGCTTTCTTTGTACCTACTACTATTTCTTCAGAACCAAATCAAGATCAAAACGAAATTTACCAAGAAACTTGGTATAATTTTACCGTAATTGTTATCTTGAATAATACTGTAGATGAGCGTGGACAAGATACTGCAACTCAAGCTTTCGATGAATATTTTTGGATTATGTTACAAATGTTACTGTATTACTCAAATCCAAACGATGATAGATCATTAATGCCTCTTGAATTTGTAAGTGCAGTTAATAGAACTATGAATCGTGCTCAAAATGTGTTTGAATATAATTTTAGACAACCATTTACTATTACTACACTAGATGGTGACATGCCTACAGGTATTGATATAACTAAAATTACTATTGATACCAATTTTAGTTTGAATGCAGTAATACAAATTTCACCTTAAATTTGATTACAAATAATAAATATTGATATAAGTTTTATTAAAGAAGGAGCCAACAATGGCATCAACTATTCAAGTAGCCCCAATAGTTCCAAGTAATTGGAATCTGCCGGGTTTCAATTATAAGATTACTGCCGGCGCTCCTGCTGTGTCCGGAACTGGATACCGCTATTTACTGATCGCTCAAACTACAACAGCAAGCGCGGCTACTACTACTCCACAGTTTGCTACTTCAGTTCAGCAAATAGCAAAGACATATGGATATGGTTCAAGTATTGCTTTGTTATATGCAGCAGTAAGAGAGAATGACCAATTTACAGAAACATATGTTCTACCTCTACCTGATCCATCTGGTTCTGCTTGTGAAGTGGTTCTTTCTATTGCTCCAACTACTCAAAGCGCATATGGTCAAATTCCATTACTCGCCGCAGGTGCTTCACTTCCAGTTATTACTAATCCAGGTGATACTGCAGGTTCAATTTATAATAGTATTGTAACTACAGTCAATCAAACTACAAATTTACCATTTACTGCATCTACAGATGGTTCTACCGGTGTAACATTAACTGCAAAGAATGTAGGTGTTATAGGTAATTTCGATGTAAGATTTGGTTATTATGGTCCAAGAAATGGCGAAGTTATGCCAGACGGTGTTACTATTACTACTACAGTAACCAACGGTGTAGGTGCTCCAGATTTAGCCGCAGTATTTGCTACATTACCAGAATTACAATTTAGTCAAGTATTCAGTCCTTATTCGGATGTAGAAAATACAAATGCAGTAATTGCTCAAATGGGTGACATAAGTGGTGCTTGGTCAGACAGAAAACAATTATTCGGTGAAGGCGTTATTGCTCTTAATGTTGGATCAGCAGCAGGTGCTCTTACTTGGGTAAATAATTTTAATTCTCAGTTTATCTCTGCACTTCCAATTCAGAACTCTCCAGAACCAATCTATCAAGTTCTCGGCAAATCTTATGGCTTTGCAGGTTTTTCCACTTCTGTAGATCCAGGAACACCATTACAAAATGTACAACTGGGTTTCTTGGCTCCTGCTCTTGAAGATCAATGGGACAGCGAAACTAGAAATGCTCTTGTTAATGCAGGTCTTTCCACATTTAGAACAGATAATACTGGAACTGTATGGGCAGAAGATTTCGTTACTTCATATACTACAGATTCAACTGGACAACCAGATAATACATTTAGAAATTTGGAAACAATGAATTGTGTAGCAGACATCGTCCAGTTCTTAAAAGCTTATATGTTAGCGGCGTATCCAAGACCCAAGTTATTTGACGACAATGTTTCTGTACCTACTATTCAAAATGCAACTACTGCAAATACTATGCTTGCTTCTTTGAATTCTGGTTATAAGCAACTATGTAATCAATTAAGAGCAGATCAATATGCTTTCTTCGTGGCAAACTCTGCAGTACAGCGTAATGGTAATGAAGTTCGCTTCTATGCACCAATTACACCACCAGGTCAAGGCAAGCAGATTAATATTCAGTTCAGCGTATTTTTAGGTTAACCATAAATCAGGGGATATCTTTTGATATCCCCTGAAGTAATCAGTAATAAATAGGGAGTAGAAGATATGGCAATGAAAAGAGGTGGAGTTTACTCCGTATTCATAGCTGGAAGTCCAGAAGATGTCGTTGGCGATGTCACTGTAAAATATAATACAATAAAAAGAGAAAATTTGATCGGTTTAGATAAAGTACACGGGTATCAAGAAAATCCTGATGTATCTTTTATTAGTTTAACCGTTCGTGCTCAACCAGGGCGTGATCAAAATTATTACTGGCAATTAACAGAAGCCGATGTAACAGTCAATTTTCGTGATGGTCGCCAAGCGACAGGTCAAGCAGGTTGGTTCATTGACGATCTTGAAGAAGAAGTCAAAGAAGGTACAATCAAAGTTAAGTTCTGTTTCCAGGATGAACTTTTGACCGTGACCCAATAACAAGGAAATAACATGGCAGATTTAACAAATTTACACCATAAACTTGGTGTTCCCAAGACACTAGTAATTACTTTCGATGAACCAATTCCAGATGGATCTGGGAAAACAGTTGAAAGTATTAAACTCCGTTCACCTACTTTCGGGGAAGCAAGACAAGCAGATAAACGCGGAGCAGGTTCATTAGATGAAATGCTTTGCTTAATTGCTACTATTGCAAGTGTAAAAGAAACAGTAGTAAATCAAATGCCTCTTTGGCAAGTCGAGGAAGCAGGAAGTTTTTTAATGAGTTTTTCCAAGGCCGCCAAGAAGATTGGGACAACCTCTGCTGGTACACCACTAGATACTGGCGCCTCCCAATAAAAGGTGAAGGCTCTTTTATGAGCCTTACAGAAGCAGAAGTAATATATTGGTGTGCTGGTGCCTCATATATTCAAGAAAAGGAGCACAATCTTTCAAAGTAAGTGCTCCTTATTTTTCATAAGGAATTTCAATGGCTGCAAATGGAATATATCAAATAGCATTTAGAGTAGACCCTGCGAATGCAGCTAAAGGCATTCAGTCTATTAATAAAGAAATGCGTTCACTTCAAAAACCAGCTAATGATATTAAGAAATCTTTGAATGAATGGAAAGAACTGTCTGGATTAAATGCAGTAACTTCCGATTTAGGTAAAGTCAAAAATTCTATAGAAAATGTACTTTCTTCCGTGGTAAAATTGACTCTTGCACTTGGTGGTGTGTCGGGTGCCCTATCTATTGCAGGCTTTGTTTCTGAATTGAAACAAGCAGGTGATTATGCTCAGCACATTAGAAATCTTGGCCTGTCTCTTGGTCATCCCAAAGATACTCTTCAAACAAGACAATTTATAAATGCAGGTAAAATTACTGGTGCATCTGAAGGGTCAATAGAAAGTGCATTACTTGCTCAAAATCAACTAAAACAAGATGTTCATATGGGCAAGCAAGATAATGCAACTATGCAAAAAACAGATTTCTTGAGACGAGCAGGTATTGCTAGTACAAAAGAAGAAATAGATAAAATGTCTCCAGAAGAATTATTTGATAAGCAAATGAAATACTTCAAGAAGATGAAACCTGGAGCAAATAGAGATGCCGCAATGACCCAGCAGGGGTTTGATCCAAGTCAATTGAATAAAACAGTTGAAGATTGGGATAAGGCAAAAGAAACTTCTGCTAAGATTACTATGGTAAATCAAAAAGATCTTGACGACCTTGATCAAATGACTACTGATCTACAGACATTGAAAGTAGAAGGTACAGAAGCATTTCAATCAGTAGCTGCGGCTTTTGCTCCACTTGTAGGTGAACTGGTCCATGATTTTGGAAACTGGCTTAATGCAAATAAAGGCGAAATTAAAGCCTGGGCAGAAGGTGTTGCAACTGCAATACATAATTGGTATATAGACCCAGAAGGATTTACAAAACTCAAGAATGAAGTGATCGCGATTTGGCAGAGAGTCGAATGGGTTGTAGATTTACTTGGTGGATGGAAAAATACATTAAGAGATATATTTGTTATTTGGGCTAGTCTAAAAGTATTAAGTTTCGCTTCACATGTATTATCATTTATTAATAATTTACGAACAGCACTTGGAGTAGCAAGAGAATTAAAAGCTGCACTTGGTTTTGGTAGAGCAGCATCTGCTCTAGCTGGAGCTGGAGAAGCAGCTTCAGCTGCAACTGGAAGTATAGCTGCCGGGGCAGCGGTTGAAGGTGGAGTAGTTTCGGCTATAGCAGGTGTTACTGGAACACTTCTAGCGGGTCTTACAATTTCTACTCTAGCCGCGCTGGGAATGTCTTGGATTATTAAGAATTCAGCTGAAGCACTAGCGGATGCTCTTGGTGTAAACAAGCACGGTCAGTCAAGTGGCTCAAAAGGAACTCAAGGCTCACAAAATACAGGAGCACAAGAAACAGGAACTACCACTGGAACAGGTGCAGGTGGTAGAGGTTCAGCCTCATCAGGACATGGTCACGCTGGTTTTGCTAAAGGTGTAGAAAGAACTGCTCTTCCAACTATGGATAGATCAAATCCAGTAGACCTTGCACGCAAACAACAGTATGTTTATGATAGTGCAATTAAAATGGGTCTATCTAAAGCAGAAGCGTCTGGAATGGTAGCTGGATTAACTCGTGAAAGTCAGCTAAATGAAAAGGCAGTTGGAGATGGAGGACATGCTATTGGTATTGGTCAACATCATGAAGACAGACAAAAGAAAATAGCGGAGCACTTAAATATAAAAAATTATAAAGATGCATCTTTCGAACAACAGGTTGAAGGTACACTTTGGGAATACTTAAATTCAGATACTTCTGCACATAAGCATAATCAAGGAGTAAATGATAACTATACTGCTGGCTCCAATATCAGTAAATACTATGAAAGACCAGCTGCAGTAAATGGTGAAGCAGATTCAAGAGGTAAACTAGCACAACAACTTGGCGATCATCTTGAAGAGCAAAGACAAAAACAACTTGTAGAAGATAAAAAACGAGAAGACAACCATAATACTTTGGGTGTTACTATTACAACTCCACCTGGAATGGCAGCTACTGCTCAAGGAAATGGACCAATGATGAAGAAACCAGCTACTATTAACCAAGTTCAATCAGTTTCTAATACTGTAGCATAAAGGAGAATAATATGGCATCAGCACTAGATCAATTATATCCTTGCACTTGGAATGACTTAAAATTTTATTACTATGGAACAAAAGAAACATTCAAGAGAAATGTAGTTGTACATCAATACTTGGGTGGTCTAAATCCATGGTGTGAAGATATGGGTAATGGTGTTCAACAAGTTCAAATAGATGGATTCATTAATAATCAAGATTGGATTGTATGGGAGCGAGCAGGTCAACTGGTAGATAATGTTCTTACATTTGTCGGAATTGGTGAATTATGGCATCCAGTGTATGGATTAAAGAAAGCTACTTGTATAGGTGTAGGTCTTTCAACCTCGGTTAAATCTGGAACAAGTATTCCTATAAATTTTACATTTATAATCTATACAGACAGTCAAGTCAAGTCTACTGATGATACTCAATCTCAATTAACAGATTCAAGTACAGATAGTTCCGATACAAGTATTGATGACTATTCAACTTCAGGTGAAGATTTATCTTCAACAACTTCTACACCAAGTTTCCTTAGTCAAGTAGGACAAGCTCTTTCTGATGCATCTACTGCTATTATGAATGGATTGTCTGATGTAGCTGATTTTATTAGTGAAGGTGTATCGGACTTGTCTGATTATATTTCTGAAGGTATGTCCGATGCTGCAGATTTTGTTAATCAAGTAGTTTCTGGAGTATCCGATGTAGCAGATTTCGTGGATAATACTATTAACGATGTAGTAGATACAGTAGTACAACCCATTGAATCAGTTCTATCCAATGCTGATGAATTCATATTAGATTCCGCTGCTCCTGTAGCTAGTTTAGTATTAGGTGTTATTGGTGTAGTTACTTCTGCTTCAAGAATAGCCAACTCAGTAGTTGGTATTGCGGATGAATTAACTGGTAATAATGTACAAGTATCAAGATATTATATATCTAATACTTCGAATGGAACTAACCAATGGATGACACAAACAAATCATAATTTAAGTCCAAATCCATTAATTGCTCAGGCAGTAAGTCTTGGAATAGCAGGAGCAAATCTTTCAAGTCAAACTGCTATTAATTCAAGTGCTCAGATTATTAGACAATTACAGAATGTAGCGTTGTATCCAAGTCAAACTTATTTGTCTACTTTTGCAGGTCAAATAAGTGGAGCTGTAGAATATACAAGACAAGCATTTCAAGAACCAGAAGATCAAATACAGGCATTATTAACTTTGAGTAGTCAAGTCAAGCAAAATACAAGAACTGGTCATTTAATTCGTGTACAAGTTCTTGCTTCTGTAGCACTAGCAGTATCCAATTATAATCCAACTTCAAGTACAGATGCCAATAATTTATTAAATCAAGTTACTCCTTATTTTCAACAAGAAATAATGGTAGCCAACTTCTATGGTTATACTCAAAGTGTTAGATCAATTAATAATTTGAAGATTAAATTTACAAATGATTTAATGACACGTGGAGCAGCTTTGCCGAGTATTACCAATATTACATTACCAAGTTCATTACCTGCACGAGTAATTGCTTATAGACTATATCAAGACGAAACAAGAGGAACAGAACTTGTCCTTCGTAATAAAGTCAGTAATCCGATATTTATGCCTACAAATATAGAGATTTTATCATCATGACTGACGAATTAATTCTTAAAGTAAATGGTAAGCAGTTTACCAATTTTAAGGAATTTTCTGTAAATTACGGTATCGAATTAATGCCGTCATTTGCTTCTATTTCTTATTCAAATAAAGATGTAGATATATTAAAAATTGGATGTGGTAATCCTTGTACAATTTACTTTGGTGACACTTTAGTATTGACTGGTCGTATTACTTCTTTTGGTACACCACAAGAAAGTCCAACCAATCACGACAGAACAATTACTATAAAATCAAGAACTTGTGATCTAGTTGAATCTCACTATCCAATTTGGTTAAATGGGGCATATGGTTCTCAATTTCAAGGACCAATTACATTAAAAGATTTAGCGGAAAAAATATGTGATCCTTATGGTATTAATGTTAACTATACTGCTCGTGATAATTATACACAAATACCTCAAGTAATGATTTCTCCTGGACAGACTCCATATGAAATACTTGATCCTTACTGCAAATATATTGGTGTTCTTATGATGGATTCACCAGATGGTAGTTTATTAATATGTGATGTTACAGATGATATGACACCAGAACAAGGCTCATCTACTTTTGGTTTACCAGTAAAAAAAGATGTTAATCCAGCTGTTTACACTCCGATGAATAATGCAGTAGTAACTATAGATGGTATTCAAACTACTATGGCAAGAGGAATGCCAGAAGAATTTACAAATAATTTTAGTTGGGATTACAGATACACTGATTACTATGTTTATAATCCAGTAGGTGTTTCTACAAGTGATGAAGCCAATGCTCAAATGGATAATATTAGAGTTCATGTAGTAGATCAAGAATTAAAAGATGCAGGTATTATTAGATATTGGTATATACAAAATAACTATTATGATTCTCAACTTGGATCTAATTTTGCAGCTAGACTTGCGAACTGGACTTGTAATAGAAATATAGGTAGATCAAAGCAATATACTGTGACATATTCTGGATTTAGAGATGACAGAAACGAATTATATATGCCAAATCAAATGTGTTGCCGTGTTTATGACGACATGGGCAATTTATTACCTATGGTAATTGGTCATTCTACATATACTAAATCAGTAGATAGTGGAACAAAAACACAAATTCAAATAATGCCAAGACAAGCTTTCTTGGTTGAACCAATGGTATTAACCAATACTCCAAATACAGATCCATCAGATTTAAGAACAAAAGATACTGTAATAGATGCACCAATAGCCGGTCTACCTACACAAGATATTTCAAATATAGGATAGTTAAATTGTATCATTTTATGCGAGCACTTTCAAACAAAGTACAGAATTTAGTAAGAATGTGTGGCACTACTACAAGTCCAGACTATTCTAGTGGAGCTGCAGTAATGATGGCTAAAACATCAAGTGATCAGAAACAAGGTGAAGAAATAGGTCACTTTGGATTACAGGCAGGATGTCCAGAAAATTCTCATGCTTTTATAATACAAACTTCTGGTAATGCAAATGGAGTCAAGTTTCACGGATCACATCATCCAGGTTATATTCTTAAAACTCAAGTAGGTGGCGAAACAAGATTATACGATGCATACAATCAAAGTATATATATGACTCAAGGTGGATCAATTACTACTAGTGCAGTAAATACATATTCTGTAGTAATTGGAGATGGCTGTTCATTTACTATGGATAAAGATGGTAATGGTACACTTCATGGAACTGGAACATTAACTCTTGACTTTCCCGCTGTAAAAATAAATGGTCAACTAGATGTACATGGAGATATCACTTGGAATAATGGGGCAGTAGATGGTAATACTCATATCCATACCGGTGGAACAAATGATGGACTTACAGGTGGACCAGTCGGTGGGTAATTGAACTAAATATATAGAATTGAGTGGAGCAGTAAATGTCGGATATTCGCCTTTGTTATAATTATAATTTAAGTATGGTTGACTATAACATAGTTAACTTTGACTTAGAAACCGATTCTGATTTAGAGACTGCTTTCTTTGTAAGCTTGTTTACTTGGCGTGCTGCTGATCCTTCTTGGATTGGATTTGGTAATGATACATATAGACGAGGTTGGTGGGGTGATCAATTTAGAGACTGGCCAATAGGTTCAAGACTTTGGTTATTACTTCGTGCAAAGAAAATACCATTAACACTACAACAAGCAAATTCTTATTGTCTTGAAGCACTAAAGTGGGCTACAGACAATAAAGTAGTAACCAATCTTACAGTTAATTGTGAGTGGGACCTAGTAAAATTAGATACAATGAATATTTCAATTATTGTTTCGAAACCACAGCAGGCAAGTAATACTCAACAAACATATAATTTTAGTTGGGCTTGGAATCAAATTTCGGATGGATTAACTATACCACCTCCATTTGGTTCAGTTCCGGCATTGCCCGAGCCACCACCTTTAGGTATTAGTGTTCTAGGTTATGATTTTATACTTGGCGCAAGCGAAACAGATTAAGGAGCTATTATGCCATATCCATATCCAAGTGACCAAGAGTTAATTTCAAATATAAAAACTCAAATTAGATCACAATTTAATATTCCAGGTCAATTATTACCTGAATCTGTTCTTGACAATTTATCTATTACTATTGGTGGACTAGTTTTAGATCAATATGGCTATTTAGATGATATCGCCAAACAATGCTGCCCTGGCACTGCTACAGATTTAGCTCTTGAAATATGGGGTAATTGGGTAGGTGTTTCGAGAAAACAAGCACAGCCATCTACTGGATATGTTTCATTTTCTGGAACAACTCAAGTTCAGATTCCTTCTGCGACTACTTTAATTAGAATAGATGGTGCAACTTTTATTACGCAGGGCCCTTATATAATTGGAACCACTTCAAGTGTTCAAGTTGTAGCTGGT